CTGAATTAACACCTGCATCATCAAGAATAGCATATAAAGCATCTTTATCAATTTCCGATTCGATTGCTTTTCTAATTTCGTTCATGGTGTATAATTCCATGTCAAAGCTAGACTGCATTAAATTTTGTAATGAAATTAAAACAGAAACGGCTAATCTTCTTGGTTTCATTTCAATTTTACCCCAAGCTGTTTTAGTATTAGCTACTGTAGCAACTTCATTTTCCCAACTAGCATTTACACCACCATTGTTTTTAGGAAACTGAACGTTACCTTGTAAACCAGTCAAGAAAACGGCACCTAATGATTCAACCACTGGTTTAGGTCTTAAATAATCGATAGGATCTTTCACATCTGTAGCCACAGTGTTACCACCAAAACCACCTGAATCCTCACCTACTGTTTGACCAGCTGCACGTGTATCAAATAATGGCAATACCATAGAGGAAGGAGCGGTTCCAATTCCTGCTGCTCTTGCTGCTGCAATACCTCTTTCATTAGCTTCTAATTCTGCACCTTCTAGCGGAGCACCACTAATTAAAGCACGAATAGCAGCGTTTAATGAAAAGCTTCTTTTTGCTTTTTGATTTCCATCAGGATTATCATTTCTGTTTAACTGATTAGCACCACCTAATAAAGCTTCATTAGCTTCTGCTTGTTCTGCTCTTAGTATTGAAGTATTGAACCCTTCAATTTCTCTTTGTAACGTGTCAAAAGCTACTGCTTCTGTTTCGTTCATTTCTCGGTTTTCGGCACTAGCACCGTTTACCAAATTTCTTTGAGCTTCCACTTTTTGTGTACGCTCAATTTTTAACTGATCGCTTTTTTTCATTTTTTCTATGAATTTTGATTAATAATTAATAAGGCTTCACGTACTGAAAGCTTTGCTGTTTCATCCGCACCAGGATTTTCATTTTCCTGTGCTTCCGATTTATTTTTGGCTGCTAATGCAGTTCTTATTTCTTCAATAGTTTTTGCTTCACGAAGATGTGCATCCGGGTTGGAACCTATAGGAACAATGGACCATTCTAGCAATTCTGTTCTAGTGAAATAGATGTTTTCTTTATCTTCACCCATAGTGGTATCACCCCAACGCCATTCTAACACATTAGCACCAACAGAAGCCATACGTAATGTTCCTGCTTGTACTTTTCGCCAAATAGTTTCAGCTGTTGGATTTACATCTTCAGGCTCAAAAGTTACTTTTCCAATTAATTGGCCATCTTCAATTCTCACTTCGGAAGTTCCTATTATCATGTTAGGATTATCACTATAGGTTCTGTGTCCGTAAGCTACAATTGGGTTTTTTTCATAGCGCGTTAAATCCCAACCCGATGCTTTAAAAACAGTACCATAAGTGTCAACTGCCTCAGTAGAAATAACGAACTCAGCGGTTCTGTTTTTCTTTTGTTCATCTGTTAATGCGCGAAGCACTGCTTCACGTATTACGCATTTATTTTCCTGTACCATTTGCTTTCTCGTTTATTTGTTGTTGTATCAATTCGTTTGCCAATGAAAGTGCTTGCATATTTACTGGCTGTAGCATTTCATCTAATCCTTCGATAGGGTTCATATCTTCTAAAGCGCGGGCTTCATTTCTTGTCATTACACCGGAATAAACTAAGGATGTGTAGAAGTTTTTACGTGCTTCCATATCACCACGTAGAAGTATTTTTTCGTTAAATTTTATATAACAGTCAATTTTTTCTTTATCGGTAAAAACTTTTCGGGCAGTTTCTTGCTCTAATCGCATTATCCATGGAAGTAGTGAATCTTGAACGTGTTCTATGCCTTGATGTTGAATGTTTGAAAAACTAGCGTTATCTAGTGATTTTAGTTTGTGTGGCGCTATATTTAGCCAACGGCATACTTCTAGCACGCCATATTTATTAGTTTCTAAAAATTCTGCTTCGGCAGGTGAAATAGAAATGCTTTTATATTTCATTCCGTCATCTAGCATAGGAACTTTGAACTTGTTTTGACTGCTCATTTTTAAAGCAAATCCATCTTCGATTGCTTTTTTATTTCCTTTTTCAACGGCTGATTCACTTTCGATTACACCATATCCAATTCCTTTATCTTTGAATAAATCTTGCTGGTAGTTTTGTGAATCTATAATCACACCTAACTGCTTTGCGGCAAAAGCAATAACAGAAACGCCTATTTTACCATCAAAAGAAAATGCTTTGTAATGAAGCATATCATCTGATAAAATAGTTCTTCCTTTGAATGTGTAATATAATTTATAGTCTAATTCAAATACTTTTACATCGGCATTATCTAGAAAAACAAAGGCTTCAATGTTTGCAGTATTTTTATTTCTAATAATTTCAACAAAAGCGTTTCCTTTTATGATTGTGAGCACGACTACTAGTTTCCAATAATCAAATGCAGTCATCATACTGTTTGGCTCATTTGAAATAAGATAATTTACTGGATGTTCAGAATAATCTAAGCGGTCTTTTCCTTGTTTACGCTTTACTGCTTTTGGAAGTTTTGCAATATCATTACTTAATTGATCTACGCCATTATAAAAAGCTGATACTCCAAATGCTGTTTTATCATTTGCAATAGAACCAGTAAGTGAAACACCACTAAACATTGAAGGACTAAAGAAATTTACTGCTTTACCCTGTGCTGCACGTGTTGCAAAAGTCATTTTAAACGCATCGCTTAACGACATAGTTTTTCCTTTAATTTGTGGTAAAACTACAATGGTGCTAAATGGGTTTAGGGTAAAGATTTTGACTTTATTACAACAAAAAAAGCACACTAGGAAGGCGTGCTTTTAATGATAAACAATTTAAACCAATAAATGAAAATGAATTGATTGTAAATGTATTTTTTAGTTATTTATTTTTAGGGTAAAGATTTTTACTTTTTAAACTATTTTTATTTTTTAAATTCAAAGCAATTTCCACATTCATTACATAGAATATCTATTATAGGTAATTCTTTTTTTGAATAATCATAATTTGAGTGTAGATTTTCTTCATTACCACATTTAGGGCACTTAATTTTTTGTTCTGCTTCCATAACTATTCTTTTTTTAGATTTATTGTTTCACTTTTTACATACATTAATCCTATAAATAATTCGAGTAGAATTATTAGGATGACTAAGCCATAGCGGAGCCAGTTTGTGTTTATAAAGTTTATTTCTAATAGCGCGCTAGTAGCAAAAGCAATAGCAAAAGTAATTACTATTGCTATGATAATTTTAAATTCTTTCATAGTTATTTTTTTAGATGATAACGAACTAGTTGTTTATAACTGTCATGGTCCTTGTATTTGTAAAATCCAAATAGTTGATGAAATTCTTCATTTAGTTTATCAAAAGCTTCTTGATGGGTTTTACTATTTTTTAATTCGTGAAAAAACTCAGCATAAAACCCTTGGAATGTTGCTAGTTTTTTCATTCTTAAATTTTCTGTTTGAAGTTTTGCAACTTCTACTTCTAATGCTTTTTTTCTTTGTTCTAATTCTTTCATAATTTAGGTAGATTTAAGGTTTATATATAAATTTCATTCTCATCCATTGGCTTGCTGTATTTTGATGTTTCTTCAGGTGTGCTTAGACTGCCACCTAAAGCCATAATAGCTGCAATAATACCATCTACACGTTTGCCGTGCTTATTAGAATTTCCTTTGTGTATTTTTATGTTTTCATTTGCATCGGCTATCATCATACATCCTGAAAGCATCCATTCTAATACTGGATTACCATCGTGCAAAATTTTGCCTTCATATACTAGTTTTTCAAACATTTTTGTTGGAAAACTCATGTTGCTAATGGCTTGACTAAAATAGCTAACATTAATATTCTGCTCCATCAAATCATTGACCACAGCAGTAGCGTTCCAGCGGTCTACTTCTAGCCGCTTTATGTTGTATTCAGGAAATTTTTGAACGATGAAATCAGTGATAATATTATAATCTACTACTTCACCTGGTGTGGCTATCATAAAACCAGCATCACGCCAATATCTATATGGCACACGATCTTCTTTGCTTCTTTTATCAATAGTATCTTCAGGACAAAAGAAAAATGGTTTTAAAAATCGATAACCATCTTCATCAGGTTCGGTAATTCCAACAAAAGCGGTTATATCTGTGGTGGTAGAAAGATCTAAAGCAAAATAACAACCCTTTTGTTGATATAAAGATAAAGGTATTTCTTTTAAATAATTGTAATTTTTAGTAGGAAATTTTAAAATATTGTTGCGCTGCCATATTTCGTTTGGAATCCAAATTTGTGGTGCATCTACCCACATGTTCAAGTGTTTAGTTTTGAAGTTAGGTATTTTTGATGGTTGATTTTTGGCTTTGATATATTCTACACGAATGTTGTCAATATCTAATCCTTGACCTAGAAGCGGATTGGCTTTGAACCAAATAGTTTCATCTTCCCAATCATCGCCTTCATCTATATCATGTATCATTATCCAAAGGCGATCGTCTTTTTTGCGACCTTCTAGCACTTCAATTACGCTATCTTCATAGTTTTTGCACACACTTGCAATGTTAGTTCCAGCTGTGGTGATGTGCCAAGTGATAGGTTGCCTACGTTGCACGGATGAACTTTCTAGGTTTTCTTTTACACCATCATTTGGATGTGCGTGGTATTCATCAATAATGGCTAAATGTGCATTAATTCCATCCTGTGTTTTACTATCGCCACCAAGCGGCATCATAACTGAAGCTGTGCCTTTGAATAAAATTTGTCTTTGTTGTACTGTAAACCCTAAATTGCGGAGCATAGGATTAGCTGCTGGTGATTGTATGAATTGTGCGGCTTGTTTCCAACAAATTCGTGCTTGATCTTCTTTTGTGGCAGCAACATATATTTTAGCTTCCATTTCCATATCTAAGCTCATGCAGAATAAAGCTACGCCAGCCATTTCTGCTGATTTTCCGTTTTTCTTAGCGCGTTTGTCATATACGGTTCTTATTCTACGTTTTCCGGTAGCATCAACCCATCCAAAAACGTTGTACATAGTGAATTGTTGAAATGGTGCAAGCAGCAAAGGCGTTCTTTGTAAAACGCCTGTTGTATGATTGATAAAAGTTGGGAAGAAATTTACACACCACATACCGCTTTTGTGGTCCAAAATATAACCATCAGCTTCGGCAGTTGCTATCCAGGAATAAAAACGTTCTACTGCTTGTTTAATTTTTTTGCCTACTATTAGTTTTCCGCTTTTCACATCGTTTGCATATTGAAAAGGAACAGAAGAAAGCATTTCTTTTGTTGGGTTCATAGACTAAAATAAGGTTTTTGGATTTATAAAATCATTCATTTGTAGTCTTATGAAATACCTGTTCCAATCAAATGGTAATTCAAACCGCAATACATATTTTATTGCTTCACATTGTGCTTCAAATTCAGTTTTAAAAGTTTTATTGCCAATTTTACCATGACAATAACACTGCTGCATATTTCTTAAAGCAGTTCCCGAATAACCATATCCATATAAACCATGTGGAAATTTTATAGTTGTTATTAAGGCTGAAAAACCTTCTTTTGTAAATTTTAAAATATTTCCAGTTGATTTTAAAACATAGGTATCAAAATCGGGATTATTTTCATCTTTGCAGTGGCGGAATTTATTTCCTTCAAATATTATTTCTATTCCTGGATTGATATTCATTT